CGTCCTTGCCGCTACGCCCGTTGATACGCTGGATCAGGTCCCAGATGTCCGACTCAGTCGGCTGGTTGACATCAGGCGTATCGGTCCCCGCCACCATCCGCGTCGCGTCCCAGATCGAGTACGTCGAAGCGGAAATGTTGTGGAGGCTCGCGTAGCTGCCGCCACGGTTCGTGATGTTGACCAGACCGTTCATGGCGTTGTTGAACGAGGTGTCGCTCGCCGTCGCCTTCACGATCTTGTCCGTCGCCGCCATGCCCGAGATGGCCGTGCCAAGCGTCAGCGTGGCGTTGTCGCCGCTGTTGCTGATGGCCGTGATCTGAGCGCGGCCAAGCACCGCGTCCGACGAGGACGTATCAAGCACCGCGATGTTGTCGCCCACCGAGAGGAGGAGCGCACCCTGACCAGCGCCAGCGATGCCGTAGGGCGACGAGACGATGATCGAGGTCGTGGTCGAAGCGGTGCCGATGAGGGCCACCACGCCGTCCTGCTTGTTGTGAAGCGCCTGCTGCATGAGCAGGGTGGAGGCGTCCTTGATTTCTTCCATCGTCTTGGTGGCGATGGTCGCAAAGGCCGCATCCTTCGACTGCGTGCCGAGGAAGGCGAGGCCGTCCACCTGACGGGTGGTGTAGGCGCGGACTACGCCAACGTTAGCCTGCACTTCCGTCGCCGTCGTGTCGGGCGGGAAGTAGCCAGAGGGCGAGAACGTGGCACCCGACGGGCGACCAACCACCACATCGAAGAACACGTTGTTGCCGCCCCAGCGCATGTTGCGGGGACCGCCAGCCTTACCCTTCTCAAGCTGGGCGAGGAGCGGGGTGACGAGGTTCTGGACCTTCTCACGGAACTGGGCGTAGACGTTCTTGAGAAGTCCACCAAGTTCCGGATCTGTGATAACCGTAGGATTAGGCATGTTGCCTCCGTGACACTAGGATGAGATACTCGACAGCACTGAGGACAGTGCGCTAGAAATAGCATCGTCGATATTTGCCGGCTTGGCAGGACGCTTCGGTGCGTCCGTTGACTTGCCAGCCTGACCAGCAGGCTTCATCGCCTTGCCAACCAAGTTCTTGGCCTTCTGCGCTTCGACCCGTGCCCGATCCAGTTCCGCTTTGACAGACGCCTTCTCGTCGTTTGCGGGCTGGGATCGCTTGGCATTGACCATCTGCGCCCAAAGGGCCAAGTCATCAACGATGTACTGCCGAATGGCATCGTAGCGTGACGGTGGAACATACGGCTGCCCGTTCGGTGCAACCTCCACGTGCGCTTGCATCACCATCTGTAGGCGAGACTCTAGTTCTTCCGCAGTCACCGATGGCAGTGCGTCCATAATCATCTGAACGGCTGGCACGACTTCTGTGGTATAGAACTGCTCGCCACTGCTCTGAATCTGCTGCATCTGGTACGATACGCGCAAGTTATTCGTCTCGCGTTCGGCCCGTTCGGCTCGCTTTTCTGGCGAGTTTTCTACGTAGTACGCTTCTCGAACCGCCTCAAGAAACTCTTCGTCGTTCAAGAGGCGCTCCATCTGGGCTTCGCGTTCGGCTACCGCCCGTTCCATCTGCTGCACGGCTTCCAGCGTGGACTGATACTCCTGCTCGATAGCGGCAGCTTTTCGGTCCCGCTCTTCGTTGTACACGCCCCACTGCGCCAGCTTCACAACCTGATCCAACCGATCTTTGCGAACCTTGCCGTTCGCCTTGTACTCCACCATGAGCGCCGGGACTTCAACCTCGCCATCGTCGTCATACAGAGCAAACTCTGTTGCCAGTCCTTCGGTGACAGTCGGGACAGCGACATACCCTTCGGGGAGTTCAACGCCAGACGAGTCGACTTCATCGGTTGCCTCTACCTCTGGGGCAACCTCAGCCTCTTCGTCTGGGGCAGATGCTTCGTCTTCCTGCGGTGCGACCGGCGTAGACGGGTCGGCCACGGGAGCCGGCATGGCGGACGCGACGGCTTCGCTAATCGCGTCCTTGATGTCAAAAACGGGAGCGGTCATAACTGGGGGTTATTGCTGCCGGGATAAGATGTCCGCTTGACGCGCAGCAACCTCTTCGTCAGGGATACCGGCCAACTGCTGTTGCAGCAGTGGCGCGACCCCGATGGGTGGATTGCTGCTCGCCAGTGGCAACTGGCCCGGCGGGATGGGTGGAACGCTGGCGGCGGGAGGTCCGCCTTCGGGACCGGGGCCAGCCCCCGGCATCGGGGGCATCATGCCCCCTTGCTTCTGTGCGGATTGGTTGGCAAGCGCGGTCCACCGCTCCTGCGCCGCCGCGATGATGGCCGGATCGAGATCGTCCTGCAAAAGGATCTCGCGCTCCAGTACATCCTGATGGATCGCTTCGTTGTCTTGCCAGCGGATTTCTGGCAACGGCATCTGCTGGCGAATGGCATCCGCCACGCGCTTGGCGCGCGCCTCCTGATCTTCGTCTGGGGACGAGATGTTGGTAGCCAAGGCAAACTGCTGGCGGCGACGGTACTCCTTGAGGTCGATGACGCCCGTCTGGAGCCAGTTGTCTAGCAGGTACATACGGAAGGCCATCGGCATCGGCATCATCGACGCCTTCTCTACCTTCACATCGCTCTGTCCGTCGAAGTCCGACGCGGTTACAGCGCGCGCCAGATCGGGGCGGCCTTTGCCAATGGCGCCTAGCGAGCGCGGGACATCGTAGCCCCACGCCATACCGGCCAGCGTGATCTTCGCCCAGTCGGTGTATGCCTGCGCCATCGCCGCCACGACAGGCGAGAACACCCGCTCCAACTGCTCACGGGCCGCAATGATGGCACGGCCCGATTCGCCAGTCACCTGTCCACGGCTGACCGAGTTCCAGCCAGACGCGGTTTCAAAGGCGCTCTTTTCCAACGCCAGCGCCTCCTTCACATCGTTGCCAACCGAGAATCCGTTGACTGGCTGGATGGAATCGCCCATGCTGCCAGCGCCACGAACCTCGATCATGGAGGTCACGCCACCCATGAAGGTTTCCGTGGCAATCGCGTTCGGGCGCGTCAAGAAGCGGCCACCCGCGTTGACGCGGATGTTCTCGACCCACTTAGACGACAGCGCGTTGACGCGCATCTGGTGGTCCAACCACTGCTCCATGATGGGGCGCGGGTAGTAGGACGGGTCGCTAGAGCCGTCTGCAATCCGCACCACGGGGATCGCGTTCCAAAGCAGGGGCTTGGGTCCAAAGACAACCTCGTTGCCCACAATGACGATCTGGAGGCCCTCTGGCAGGACATCCGGGTGGGGCGCGAGGTACACCGTGAACCGTTCGGTGACATCTTCATCGCGCAAACGCTGGCCTTCGCCGATCGTGGTCTGCGTTAGCACCCACGCGCCGATGCCTTCCGCCCCGTTGTAGGTCGGGGCGTTGCCCGTGGTCAAATTCATCTTGGCCGCGTCCAGCCCGGCCACGCCGTAGCGGTACGCTGCTTCCTGCCGGGAGATTACCTCACGGATGACCACCCACTGCGGGGGTTGGGTCGCCGTCGCGTTTGGGGAAACGCGCACCTGCTCGACACGGAGGGTCTGACAGTTGAGATCGCCCAGCGGCTTCTTCTCGCCGGGGCGTTCGCCAAGACGTTCGTCCCACGGGCCGCGCTCAGAGTCCCAGAACAGGTGCCAGAATGAGACGCCATCGGTCTGCGCCCAGAACCCGGCCTCGCGGGACAGGCGCTCCATCATCATCTGCTCGTACTGGTACTCCAACGCGAGCTGCTGGGCCTGCGCCTTGCGCCGGTCGTCTGGATCTTGGGTGGTGGGTGTTACAGAAAAGCCGGGGCGCTGGTCCATCATGATCTGGAGGCGCTGATCGAGCGCCTTATCCACCATGTTGTACACCACGCGCGCGCTATCACGCGGACGGGACGGCTCACGCCACGGGCCAAGCCCCTGAGCACTGATCCACTGCTGTCCCGCACGGAACAAGCGGTTGCGTTCGACCAAGTGCAGGTGCATCTGCACCGCTTCCCGGCGCGATTCCCACAATCCGCGTCCCCATGACGCCCACGCCGCCCGATCTTCGGCCAAGTTGGGGTCGGCCATCGGCACATCGTCACCATACAGCGCTCGAAGCAACGCCTGCGCGTTTTCGTCCGCTGTGTACTGGTTGTCCTCGGGCTCGTTCGGGGCCATCTGCTCGTTGGGCGACAACGGATTGAGAGACAGCCCTTCCATCAGTCGGGCCATCTCGTCTTCCATGACCGCGCCGGCAAAGGTCGGGTCGTCCATCGCACCAAAGTCGTCCAACGGCGGCATCGTCATCGCTTATACTCTCCGGGCTACGCCAAACGCAGTGCGTACAAGGTTCCAGTCCTTCA